GTTTCATTAATTGGTATGAACCAAAACCTAATGAAACAATACTTGGAGTTTGTTGTTGATGGACTTTTGGTTAAATTCGGTTGCCAAAAACAATTCAATGTGGAGCAACCATTTAAATTTATGGAGCAAATCGCAGTTGAAACCAAAGGTAATTTCTTTGAAAGTAGAACAATTGAATACCAAAAAGCAAAATTGAACGAAGCAATTTCGTTTGATGAAGATTTCTAAAATTTAAAATTTTAAACCTATGTCACTTACAATAATTAAAAAAGGTGGAGAAGAAGTTGCTTTCAATCCAACCAAAATATATAACAGAATAAAAAAAGCTGCTAAATCTCTGAATGTTAATTCAGATGAAATATTCATTAAGGTAATCACATCAGTTCCAACTGAAGGAAAAATTACAACAAAAGATTTGGATAAGTTGATATATGAGATATCTGCATCATATACTGGTAGTCACTATGATTACAGTAGGTTGGCAGCAACAGTTGCAATATCTGCTTATCATAAGGAAACCAATCCAAGTTTTTCAGAAGTAATGGAGACCTTAAATAAGGAAGGGATTATCAATGATGATTTGATTTTAACTATTAAAATTTATGGTAGAGAAAAAATTGACCAAGTAATCAATCACGAACTTGATTATAACTTTGATTATTTTGCGTGGAGATCTTTACAAGAAATGTATCTAACAAAAAATTCAAGCGGAAAGTCAATTGAAAGGCCACAACACATGTATATGAGAGTTGCGCTTTGGGTTACAAATTCCTTTGAGGAGGCTATTGAATATTATTATTCCTTGTCAAATCAATTAATTTCACCGGCAACTCCTATTATGATTAACGCAGGAACTAAGGTTCCTCAGTTAGCGTCTTGCGTTTTGCACTATAATAATGATGATTCAAGAAAAGGACTTTTGGATACACTAAAAGACATCTCAACTTATTCATCTGACGCTGCTGGTATCGGTCTATGTATGAGTAATATCAGATCAAAGGATACAAGAATTTCATCATCAGGTGGATTTGCTGGCGGACTTTTGAAGTATCTTAAAATTGTCAATGAATCGTTAAGATTTTTCAATCAACAAGGCAGAAGACCAGGTAGCGCGGCCATTTATATTGAACCTTGGCACAAAGATATTTTTGACCTTTTGGATATTAAAAAAAATACAGGTCCTGAGGAGTTAAGGGCGAGAGATCTTTTTACTTCTTTGTGGTTACCTGATAATTTTATGAGGGCGGTTAAAGAAAACTCACCTTGGTATCTTTTCTGTCCTGATGACATATTAAAAGCGGGTATCAAACCTTTGCAAGAATGTTATGGTGAAGAATACGAACAAAATTACAATAAGGCGGTTAGCTTAGGTTTAGGAAAAAAAGTAAGTGCTCAAGAACTTTGGTATAAAATAATTGAATCTCAAATTGAAACAGGTGTTCCTTATTTATGTTCTAAAGATAACGCAAACAAAAAAACCAACCATCAAAACATTGGTGTAATAAAACAATCAAATCTGTGTAATGAAATTTATCAATATACAGACGAACAAACAACCGCTATATGTACCTTATCATCTCTAATTCTAAAGAATTTTATTGAGGATGGCAAGTTCAACTTTCAAAAGTTATTTGAACAAACTAGAAAAATTGTCAGAGCTTTAAATAAAGTGATTGATATTAATTTTTATTCTACTGAAAAGGGTAGAAAAGGTGGTTTAGAGCAGAGAGCAATTGGAATTGGAACTCAAGGGTTGGCCGATGTGTTTTATTTATTGGATTATGAATTCACGTCAGAAGAAGCAAGAAAATTAAATAAACAAATTTTTGAAACCATATATTATGGGGCTATATATGAATCAAATGATTTATGTAGGAGAGCGATTTATAAACCATACGACTTCTTTAAAGGATCACCAATCTCACAAGGAGTGTTTCAATTTAATATGTGGGGATTAAGTGAAAATGATTTATCGGGAATGTGGGATTGGAATACGTTAAAAAAAGAGGTTGAGTTTTGGGGTGTGTGTAATTCACTTACAACAGCTCAAATGCCAGTAGCGTCATCTGCAAAAATCACAGGATCTTATGAAATGACAGAACCAGCACATTCTGCTTTGTTTAATCGTAGAGTTGTTGGTGGTGAAATTATGATTGTCAATAAGTATTTAATCAATGATTTTGAAAAAATTGGTCTGTGGAATGAACAAATAAAAAATGAAATTATCATCAATGAAGGATCAGTTCAATCAATTAATTTCAACAAATATTTAGATGTTGAGGATAAAAATTACAACAAAAAAGTCAAAAGAATTGAACATCTTTTAAAGAAATACAAAACGATTTGGGAGATATCTCAAAAAGATTTGATTGATATGGCAACCGATAGAGCTCCATTTATTGACCAATCACAATCTATGAACATATATTTATCAAATCCTACGGTATCTAAAATCACATCATCTCACTTTAGGGCTTGGGAAAACGGACTAAAAACACTTTGTTATTATGTAAGAACAAAGGCTATCTCAACAGGGGCAAAGCATTTGGCTGTAGATATAAGTCAAGAAGTGAAACCGCAACCTTTACCTGAAATTGATTATAGTAAAATGAATTTACCTCCTAAACCTGAAAATAGTTTAGTTGATTGTTTCGGATGTTCATCATAAAAATAATTTAGTTATGAATGTTTTGAATCACAACATTAATTTTTTTAAATGTTTGGTAAGGGTTTCACACTTTACTAAAAATGAAAAAGATTCAAATATATTTCATAACGCATATGCATTCGCGATACAATCTATCTCAGGAAAAATATTAACATTTCATATTATGACCGATTATGGAATGTTAAGGTCAAGAGTCCCTATTTCTGAAATTTTTTTGAAAGAACCAAAAAAAGATATACCTTTTCATTTTAAACAATTATGGGATTGTTTTTCGGAAAATGTTTCAGTTATAGTGTATGACCACTTACACGAAAAAAGATGTCAAGTTGTTTTAAGAAATGGTGATAAAGTTTGGGCTACATATTTAATGACAGTTGATTGGTTTAAAAATTCGTATTCAGATGAACCATCAGATTATAAATGTGGTCATATCTTGGTCGCAGATGATGGGTATTTACTTTGCCAACCTAACAATAGAATTTTTTGGAAGGACTCAAATTGGATAACAAAAGATTTTCCGATGGATTTAAAAGATATAAAGGTTGATCATCAATTACCCTCGGTTGAAACAATTTCGGATAAGTGGGTATCAGAAGATACTGATAGTTATTATTATGACATAACAGAGCAGAAAATTTAAAACCATATATTTATAACATATGGCAAATGGAGTTACATATGGTATAAATTTCCCATTTCGGGACTCATTCAATGGTAAATATTTGGATTTATCTGATACGATTGAAGAAGAAATTAGAACAGACCTCATTCATTTATTATTAACAAGAAAAGGAACAAGATATTTTTTACCTGATTTTGGTACAAGATTGTTGGAATACATTTTTGAACCTATGGATGGGACAAGTTTTTCAGAAATAGAATCTGAAATCAGGGAATCAATAAAAAGATATATACCAAATTTAAAAGTAACCTCAATAACTGTATACGACGCTTCAACAGAAGAAACCGAAGAAATAAGGGTTGCAAGTGGTGACGATAGGGTATATAGATTACCTGGTGCAGGAACAAAAGAACACACAGCAAGAGTTAAACTAGATTATGTAATAACCACAAACGTATTTCAATCAAGTAATTTCATAATAATTAATATTTAATAGTATGGCAAATAAAAAAATATCATACACAACAAGAGATTTCCAATCAATCAGGACAGAATTAATAAATTTTGTCAAAACATATTATCCTGATTTATTATCCAATGTTAATGATGCTTCAGTTTTCTCTGTGTTACTTGATTTAAATGCGGCCATTTCAGATAACCTACAATTTCAAATAGACAGAAGTATTCAAGAGACCGTTCTCCAATATGCTCAGCAAAGATCATCTATCTATAACATAGCAAGAACATACGGGTTAAAAATACCAGGTCAAAGACCATCAGTGGCATTGGTTGATTTTTCAATTATTGTTCCGGCATTTGGTGATAAAGAAGATATTAGATATTGTGGTATATTAAGGAGAGGATCGCAATGTGTTGGTGCAGGGCAAGTTTTTGAAACTGTTTATGATATTGATTTTTCATCACCGTTCAATAACGAAGGGTTTCCAAATAGAACTAAAGTACCTAATTTTGACGCAAATGGTAAAATTTTAAATTACACAGTAACAAAAAGAGAAACGGTAGTTAATGGAATTACAAAAGTGTTTAAAAGAACAATTTTACCAAACGACGTTTTTCCTTTTTTTGAAATATTTTTACCAGAAAAAAATGTTTTGGGTGTTACAAGTGTTTTATTGAAGGACGGAACTCAATATGCTAATATACCATCAGATCAAGAATTCTTAGGAAGGACAAATAGATGGTATGAAGTTGATGCTTTAATACAAGATAAGGTATTTGTTGAAGACCCTACAAAAGTTTCAGACCAACCTGGTATAAAAGTTGGTAAATATATTGCAACAAATAATAAATTTATAACAGAATTTACACCTGAAAGTTTTTTTAAAATTACATTTGGGGGTGGAAGTCAATCATCCGATGAGCAATTGCGAGAATTTGCATCAACAGGAAATCCACTTAATTTACAAAAATATTCAAATAATTTTGCGTTAGGTAGTACTTTAAAGGCCAATTCAACTTTATTTGTTCAATATAGGATAGGTGGAGGTATTTCATCAAATGTTGGTGTTAATGTCATAACTCAATTAGGAACTATAAATTTTGCAGTTAATGGTCCTTCACAAACTCAAAATACTTCTGTTATTAATTCATTAAGTTGCACGAATACAACCGCCGCTATTGGAGGTGCTAATGTTCCTTCTGTTGAAGAAGTTAGAAATTATGTATCATTTAACTTCGCAGCCCAAAAAAGGGCGGTAACAATCAATGATTATGAATCTATAATTAGAAACATGCCTTCGCAATTTGGGGCACCTGCAAAAGTGGCAATCACAGAACAAGATAACAAAATTAGAATACAATGTTTGTCTTATGACTCATCAGGTAAATTGACAAACTTTATTTCAAATACCTTAAAAACTAATTTGGCAAATTATTTATCCAATTATAGAATGATTAATGATTATGTTGTAATAGAAAGTGCTCAAGTTATAGATCTCAAATTTGATATTTATGTTGTTTTAGATTCAAGTCAAAATCAAGGTACAATAATAACTCAAATTGTTGATATTGTCTCAAATTATTTTTCACCATCAAATAGACAAATGGGTGAAAATGTATATGTTGCAGAAATCAAAAAAAATATACAAAATCTAAATGGGGTTATATCAATTGCACAAATAGATGTTTTTAATTTAGTTGGAGGTCAATATTCTTCTTCACAAACATCTCAGAGATATTCCGATAGTCAAACAAGACAAATTCAACTGATTGATGACACTATATTTGCAGAGCCGGTTCAAATTTACCAAGTTAGATTTCCTAATAAAGACGTTTCAGTTAGGGTAAAAAATTTAAAAACGGTCAATTTTTCCTAATTAATTTATTTTTACAGGTTGATAACTATTTTTGAAAATAGAATATAAACTATTTATTCAAAAAGTTATAAATGCCAAAATCATATAGGATTAGAACGCAGGTAGGCGTTGATAAAAAAATAGATGTTGATTTAAGTCAGGATTTTGAATTTTTAGAAATATTATCATTAAAATTATCACAATCTGAATTATATGTCAGACAATGTTCTGATTACGGAGTTGTTGTAGGTAGAGTGTCAATAAATAACGGATTTGGATTACCAAATGTGAAATTATCTATATTCATTCCAGTAACACAAGAGGATGAATTAAATCCTATTATAAGTTCAATTTATCCTTATAAAACAGTTGATGATATAAATGAAGATGGTTATAAATATAATTTATTACCGTACAAACCTTCATATCCTGGTCATTCAGCAACCGGTTCATTTCCTGATTTAGAGGATGTGTTAATTAATCCTACAGCGATTGAAATTTATGACAAATATTATAAATTCACCGTAACAACTAATGACAGTGGGGACTTTATGATTTTTGGAGTACCTGTCGGTAGTCAGACATTAGTTATGAATGTTGATTTATCAGATATCGGTCCATTTTCACTATCTCCACAAGATTTAATAAGATTAGGTATAGCAACAGATAGTCAAGTTAATGGTACAAGGTTCAAAACCTCTGAAAATATTAATATCTTACCTCAAATTATAACAATATCAAAAGACATAATTGTTGAACCATTATGGGGAGAACAGGATTTATGCCAATCATCAATAACTAGAACAGATTTTGATCTTACAAACGAAGTTCAGGTTGAGATAAAACCAACGGCGATATTTATGGGGTCT